AGTTTATTGATTTATGTCGTGCGATATGTCACGCAGGATTTGTTCCATACGAAGATTACATTTATTCCTCTAAATTCTTAGAGGGAGCTTGTTTAGCATACCTTAAAACAAAAGGAATGGTTGCCACAAATAAACCAAAAGATAGAAATGAGAGAATGCAGGCATTGAGAGATAATAATGAAGAAAAGTTTATTGGAGCATATGTAAAAGAACCTATCGTTGGAAAATACGATTGGATTTATGATTTGGATTTGACATCTCTATATCCATCAATTATTATGACTCTAAACATCAGTCCTGAAACTAAAATTGGCAAAATTGAAAATTGGGATGCAGAGAAATATATTAAAGGTGGAGAAACTGATTATAGATTAATTGGAAAAGATGGTGAAACATATGATTACACTAAACAAGAATTAGAAGAAGTTATTAAAGATAGTAATTTAGGTGTTGCATCAAATGGTGTATTATATTCACAAGATACTCCTGGTTTGATTGCAGACATTTTAAATACATGGTTTAAACAAAGAGTTGAATTCCGTAAATTGGAAAAGAAATATGGAGAGGCCGGTGATACTGAAAAATATGAATTCTATGGTAAAAGACAATTAGTTCAGAAAATCCTTTTGAACTCAATGTATGGTGTCTTAGGTTTACCGGCATTTCGTTTCTATGATGTGGATAACGCAGAAGCGGTGACACTAACAGGACAAGTCGTAATTAAGAAAACTGCTGAAATGGCAAATAGAAAATATTGGAAAGAATTAGGAACAACGGATGATTACAATGTATACATCGATACGGATTCAATCTATATGATGGCAGAACCTTTGGTAAAACATAGATACCCAGAATATAAAAAATTTGATGAAAAAAGAATGGCAGTTGAAGTGGATAATATTGCAACTGAAACACAAACATTCTTAAACTCATTCTATGATTTATTGGCAGAGAGATTTTTCTTTATTCCAAAAGACAAACATAGATTTGAGATTAAAAAAGAATTTATCTCTAAAGCAGGATTTTGGGTAGCAAAGAAACGATATGCACAATGGATGATTTTGAAAAATGGAATACCATGTGACAAATTAGATGTGAAAGGTTTAGATGTAGTTAGAAGTTCATTCCCTAAAGCATTTCAGAAGTTTATGTCTACAATGTTAAAAGATATTTTAATGGGTAAAGACCATGATTATATCGATGATACATTATTAGCCTTTAAGAAAAGTTTACCAACACTACCTGTAAATACAATCGCAAAAGGTGGAGCAATCAAAGAGTTAAGTAAATATGATAATGGTAGTTGGAAAACAGGTTCATCAATTGCAAACTTTGAAAAAGGAACACCTGCACACGTTAAAGCTGGAATAGGATATAATCGATTATTGAAATTCTTTAACGCACCTTTTAAAAATGAACCAATTAGAGATGGTGATAAGGTTAAGTGGGTATATCTTAAAAATAATCCATTAGGTTTGGAAACATTGGCATTCAAAGATTATAATGACCCAAAACAAATTATGGACTTTATAGAACAATATATTGATAGAGATAAGATATTTGAGGCAGAATTAGAAAATAAATTAGATGATTTTTATAACGCATTAAAGTGGGATAAAGTCACCGCAGACACAAAAACAGCTAAAAAATTCTTTGCATTTTAATATGGATATTTTAAATTATTGGAAACCGGAAACATTTGACATAGCTAGTTTCAAATGGCATTTAAAGGAACGTGTAAATAAAGAAATATTAGGAAATGGTTCCGATATAGGAAGTTGTTATTACACTTTTAATGAATTGGGATTTAGAGGAGACTCACCAAAAAAGAAAGGAACTAGAGTGATGTCCGTTGGATGTTCACATACCGAAGGAATCGGTGTACACAATCATCAAACTTGGTCACATTATTTGACTAGAAGTATGAAATCTGCAGTTGATTTAAATTTAGGAATAAATGGTAGAAGTAATGATTATATAACCAGAGCTGTATTGACTTGGGTTGACTATTTAAATCCTGATATAATATTGGTGATGTATACATATCCACACAAGCGTGAATATTATAGAGAAGATTCAAAAATAGAACCATATCATCCAAAACCTTGGGGATATTTTAATGATGATTTAGAGGGAAGACTTAGGTGGTCTAATATGTTAAATGCATCTACAATTGAGGAAGATTATATAAATTGGTATAAAAACCATTTATTGATTACAAACTACTTGAAAGTAAAGGAAATACCATTTATTTGGAATGGAACATTCTTACAAAATGACTATGTTGATGAAAACAGATTTGATGGTGATTATCCATATTTTGAAGAAAAAAATCAATATGCAACTGCACAACAAAATGAGATATATTCCAAAAAACTTTTAAATCATATCAAACAAAATTTTGAAATCTAAAAAATTATTCGTATATTAGTAAAATATAAAACATAAAACATGAACAAAAACAATTTATTAAAATTCATTCAAAAGTATTCACTAGGTGGACTTATTGAATCAGTAGCGTGGAACGCGGAAGGAACAAAGTTATCAGTTAGATTTATTTCAGATGACAAAACATTATTAGGTGAAGTTGAGTTTAATGCTTACACATCAACACCAATGAATGTTGGCATTTATACAACATCATTATTGAAAAATATGATTGGTGTACTAGATAACGATTTAACATTGAAAGTTGATAAAGCGGGTGAAAAATCAGTATCACTAAAATTAGCATCAGAAGAAACTGAAACATCATATCAATTAGCAGATTTAGGAGTTATTCCTCCGGTTCCAGATTTGAAAACATTACCTGATTTTGGTATTTCAATTGATATGTCATCCAATATGATTGACAAATTTATCAAAGCAAAAGGTGCATTGAGTGATGTAGATACTTTCACAATATTTACAGAAAGTGGTGATTTGAAGATGGCAATTGGTTATTCTTCTATCTCTACAAACCGAGTTACATTTACTGCACAAAAAGATTATGCAGAAACAATAAAACCGATTTCTTTCTCAGCAAAGTATTTGAAAGAAATCTTAACGGCAAACAAAGAAGCAACATCAGCAAAATTAAAAGTTTCAACTGACGGATTATCAAATGTTGAATTCCAAATTGATGATTTTGTATGTAAATATTATTTAGTAGAAATTTCAAATTAATAAAAATGAGTGAACAATTAGAATTATTCCCAACGGAAGTTGGTTACGAATTATCTCCACAAGAGGAAGTAAAAGAAGTATCTGAAATAGAACAATTACCAACAATTGAAGATGCAGAGTGGTGTTTTCAATTTTTCAATAACGAACCAATAGTATTTGCATGGCAGGACAAAGGAAAAGAACCAGCACCATTGGTATTACAAATCCAACCACAAGATGGTGACGGATTGAATTTCCAACAAAATGGAATGAGTTTTAGAATTTTCCCAAGACCAATTAGTGAAGAAACAAAAAAAGAAAGAGAGAATGCAAGTAAAAATAAAGAAGCTTAGTCCTTCTGCAGTAATTCCAACTTACGCAAAAGATGGAGATGCTGGTATGGATATAGTAACAACACGTATCATAAATGAAAACTTAGGTTCTATTACATATGGAACCGATATTGCAATGGAAATACCTAAAGGATTTGTAGGATTCATTTTTCCTCGCTCATCTATCAGAAAAACAAACTTACAATTGAGTAATTCGGTTGGGGTAGTTGATAGTGGATATAGAGGTGAAATTCAAGCAACATTCAATAAAATACAAGGAATTGATAATATTGAAAGAGATAGTTATAAAGTTGGTGATAGAATTTGTCAAATTATGATTATTCCACACCCACCAATTGAATTTAAAGAAGTAGATGAATTAACAAACACCGAAAGAGGTGAAGGTGGATTCGGTTCAACTGGAAAATAATATGAAGAAAATATATTTTGATGGGTGTTCTTATACATTCGGCCAAAGTTTAGAATTATATTGTAATTCTTTAGATATATTTGAACATAATAGAATGAGTAAATATAAATTTACAACAGAAGATTTGGAATTTATAAAGAAGAATAGATATAGTTCAATTGTTTCAAAACATTTAATATTTGAAGAAACAAATAAAGCTAGAAATGGAAAAGGAAATGGTCGTATTTTATTTGATTTAAACCAACATAATATAAAAGATTATGAATATTTTATTATTCAATTAACACATTTTGGTAGATATTTTACAAAAAATATGCACGAATGGCAAAGTCATAAAGAAACTATTGATTTTATGTTAAATAATAATTTTTTAACTCAAAAAGAAATAGACTACACCATAGAAAATATTGAAAAAATACAATTGGAATATTTTATAGATTTAGAAAATAAGTTTAAAGATTTTCCGAATAAACTTAAAATTATATTTCATAGTAATGAATGGGAAGACATCTTATCTAAAGAACAAATTGAAAAATATGGGATTTCCATTGATGGTGAATATATGATTAGAAGATGGGCCGAATCAAATAATATGTTTATAAATCAACAACCCGAATTTAAAGACACTACATTTGCATCACATGATACTCATTTATGTATAGAAGGACATAAAATATTAGCAGAATCAATAATAAAACAATTATGAGTTTTTTCGCAAACGAAAACAATAAAAAAGAACATAGCTTGTGGGTAGAGAAATACCGCCCACAAACTCTTGCTGACTATGTTGGCAATGAAACCATCAAAGAAACAATTCAACAATATTTAGATGCAAACGATATACCACATTTATTGTTGTATGGAAAAGCGGGTACTGGTAAGACCACACTTGCTAAACTAATCGTAAACACAATCAAATGTGACTTTATGATTATCAACGCATCGGATGAAAATAATGTGGATACTGTTAGAACAAAAGTTAAGAACTTTGCATCATCGGTTGGATTTGCAGGTTTCAAAGTAATTATCTTAGATGAGTTTGATTATATGACACCCGGAGCACAAGCGATTTTGAGAAACTTAATGGAAACATTCAGTAAGCATTGTAGGTTTATCTTAACCTGTAATTACATTGAAAAAATCATTGACCCTATTCAAAGTAGATGTCAATCTTTCGCAATCACACCTCCGACTAAAAAGGATGTAGCAGTTCAGGTAGCAAAGATATTAGATGCTGAAAACATTAAGTTTGAACCTAAGAATATGGCTGATGTGATTAATTCATATTACCCAGATATTAGAAGAATACTTAATACTTGTCAATTACAATCAGCAAAAGGTGAATTGAAAGTAGACCATAGAGTAATGGTTGAAGCAAACTTTGCAACTAAGCTTATTGAATTGTTAAAGGAATCCGATGACAAACGAAATATGTTTATGAAAATTAGACAGGCCGTAGCAGATAACAAATTAAACGACTATTCCGAAATGTATACAATGTTATACGACAAAGTGGATGAATATGCAACAGGAAATGTAGCAAATGTGATTTTGACTATTGCTGATGGTCTTTCAAAAGATGCATTAGTAGTAGATAAAGAAATCGTATTTATGTCTACAATTATACAAATATTAAACATTATAAAATAAACAAAATGGAACAAGGACAACAATTACCAACGAATTTTAACTTAAACGATGCAAGAGATATGGATTGTGAATGTGGTGGAAAGATATTTTTACCAGCATATAGATTTAAAAAAATATCTCGTTTATTAACAGGTCAACCAAAAGATTCGGTTATGCCTATTGAATTGTATGTATGTGCAAGTTGTGGTAAAGCATTAAACGAATTATTGCCACAAGAATTACAGGAAACAAAAATTACAGAATAATGGCAGCAAAATTGTTTGACCATATCAATGCAATAACTACCATACAAGACCCTAAGTATTTTGACAAATTATCTGACGAAGATGTTAAGACTTGGAGTAATTTTATGATAAATAGATTTCTATCAATGAAACCTGAATGGGTTGAGTTGGTAGCATCTCTGTTGCCTTTAACACAAACATTACAACCAAAAGAAATGTATAAGTTGTATATTAGTGTTATTCCAAAAGGTAAATACTTTTTGAAATATATAAAAGGAAAATCAGAAGATAAATACGAACAATTCATAGTTGACTTACTAAAGAAAGAATATGATTGTTCAGAAAACCAAGCCAATGAATATTTGGAAGTTCTTTATTCAACACGAGAAGGTAGAGAATATATGAAATATGTTTGTGAAAAATATGGTATTGATAAAAAACAAATAACTAAATTGAAACTTAAAATATAAATGTTAGATAAAAAATATTTAATAACAAATGGATGTTCATTCACAGAAGGGCATTTATTAGGGAATGATGGATCGTGGGCAAAATTTTTAGGTGAAAAATTGGATTTAGAACTTATAAATTTAGGAAAAGGTGGAAGTGGAAATGATTCTATAAGTTGGAGAACTATTGAGTTTTCTGAAATGAATAAAGATATTGCAAAAAATTCAATATATGTAATTCAATTGAGTGAATGTTTAAGATATCACATATATTTTGATAATGGTATAGACAAACCACAAGAATGGCAAGTAACCCCTTTATGTTTTTTAAAAGGTATGGAATGGAATAAAGGTGGAAATGGTGTTCAAAGTTGGATTTATAAAAACAAAGAAGAATTGGTGTATATTTACAGCAATATAACATTTGCATTATATAAAACTTTACAAAACATAATATCTCTTACATCTTATTTTGAATCAAATGGATATCCATATATTATATTTGATGGAATAAATGACCACAATCCAATCAAAGTTAATAATTCATATTATTTAAAAGAATCTTGGAATGATAATTTAAACGAACAATTTAAAATATTAACATCATTGGATATACAATTTCCAAATGATTATAGGAAATCTTTAGTACATAGAGAGTATGGTTATTTTATACACGAAGATATGATACGAAATATATTTTCAAATAAAAAAATATTCAAAGAAATTCCAACAATGATGAAATTTGTTATGGAAATAGGAGAAAAAAATCACAATGATAGTGAATATTATTTTAGAGAAAATAGTGGCCACCCAAATCAGGAATCGGCATCTATGTGGTCAGATATAATTAAAGATTATATTGAGAAAATATATAAATAAAACTACAATATAATTTGGTAAATACAAATAAATTGTCTATATTAGATATAATATGGCAAGAGTATCATTTTCACAATATAGTATGTGGCATAGTTGTCCACAACAATATAAATTAGCATACATAGATAAGTTAGGTGAATCATCATCAAACATTCATTCAATCTTTGGAACTGCAATGCATGAGACACTCCAAAACTATTTGGAGAAGTGTTTAAGAATATCAAAGTCACAAGCTGACAAAATGATTGACTTAAACGAATATCTAAAAGAAAGAATGAGAGATGCATATCTTAAAGAAACTGAAGGTGAAATAGGAAATACTACAATTTGCACCAAAGAAGAAATGGTAGAGTTTTTAGAAGATGGAAATGTCTTATTAGATTGGTTTCAAAAACCCAAAAACTTTAACAAATTCTTTTCGTTAAAACACGATGAATTGGTAGCAATTGAACAACCTATAAACACAAAGATTTCTGAGAATGTAAACTTTATGGGTTTCATAGATTTAATCATCAGAGATACATTTACAGGTAGATATAGAATCATCGACTTTAAAACTTCTACAAGAGGTTGGAGTAAGTATCAAAAATCAGACCCAGTTAAAAGTGCACAAATTCTATTATACAAAAAGTTCTATGCTGAATTGATTGGTATTTCAGAAGATGTGATTGATGTTGAATTTATCATATTAAAAAGAAAGGTAGAAGTAAGAGAAGATATCCCAACACATAGAATTAGTAAACACATTCCCGCAAATGGCAAGGTATCGGTAAACAAAGCCTGGAAGGGTTTTACGGAGTTTGTAGAGAGTGTATTTGACAACGATGGTAATTATAGAACTGACATAGAATTCCCAAAAAATGCAACCAAACTATGTGAATGGTGTGAGTTTTTTGATAGAGGAATATGTGACAGAGGATTAAAAAATTTAAATTAAACAATATATATTTTAAAAATAAGTTATGGCAAAAAAGAAGATTCTGTTATTATCAGATGATTTAAGAATGGCAAGTGGTATTGCCAATGTTTCTAAGCAATTAGTTTTAGGAACAGTTGATAAATATGATTGGGTACAATTGGGTGCAGCAATCAAACATCCTGAAGCAGGTAAAGTATTTGATTTAAACGATAGTGTTAGAGAACAAACAGGAGTTCAGGACGCAAGTGTTAAAATATATCCATTTGATGGTTATGGTAATGCCGATGTAATTCGTCAATTACTAATGGTTGAAAAACCTGATGCAATCTTACACTTTACCGACCCGAGATATTGGATTTGGTTATATGAGATTGAGCATGAAATCCGTCAATCAGTACCTTTATTCTTCTATCATATTTGGGATGATTTACCAGACCCAAAATATAATAGAGATTACTACGAAAGTTGTGATTGGATTGGGTGTATTTCAAAACAAACTTATGGTATTACTAAAAGAGTTTGGAGTTGGGATAAAGAAAAACATTGGGTTAAACCTGCCGATTGGCAAGTGAGTTATGTACCACATGGTATCAATTCGGATTTATACAAACCAATTGAAGTTCCACAAGAATTTAAAAAAGAAATATTTGGTGATAAAGAATATGAATTTGTTTTATATTGGAGTAATAGAAATATTCGTAGAAAACAACCAATCGATGTAATTCTTGCATTTGATAAATTTGTAGAAGCACTTGCACCAGAACAAAGAAGTAAAGTGTGTTTATTAATGCACACTGCTCCTGTTGAAGAACATGGAACAGATTTACCAAGAACAATTGCAGAATGTTGTTCACCTGAAACAAATGTAGTATTTGCACCAAATAGATACAATGAAGAACAATTAAATTATCTTTATAATATTGGTGATGTAACAATCAATGTGGCATCTAACGAAGGATTTGGATTAGCAACTGCAGAATCGGTAATGGCAGGAACACCAATCATAGTAACAGTTACAGGTGGTTTACAAGACCA